GGCCTTGCCGCCCCACGGCGGAACGCGGCACTTGTCGATCTTGTTTGAGAACTCGTTGTATCGCACCAGCTCGCGCAGATTCAGGTCTTCGCGCAGCGCGAAATAGACGTTCTCACGGATACCTTTGATTTCCCACTTTTCAGTGAGGTAAGGAAATGTGATTCTGGGTGCGCCATCGTGCGAGCCGTTATCTGACCCACCTACGCCGGAAGGCATGGCGTTCGATTTTTTTTGCTTTGACTCTGGCGGCGGAGCTTTCAGCTGCGCGCGCACTACCGGCAATCCTTCAGCTACATGTAGATCATTGAAATCGGTCGCATCATCAGCCCTGGTAGCAAATACCGGAACCACCACACGCGCGTTGTGACGCTTCGCTGCCGCGAAGGCCTTGGACCTGCCAGCATTTTCGATTTTGAGTAGCTGCGCTACGCCATCGCAGGTTATCGAGCCCTCGATGTAGTAGACGTCGCACTTATCCTTGGCCCATCGCGCCTTGAGTTGGACAGTTCGCTTGTCGGGCAGATCCCATTGCAGGTCACGCAGCCCGCCGGCGCTCTTGGCAAAGTCAGATTGCTTGACGCCAACGCCGACCGCCTGTAGTCGCTCACAAAGACGACGCACCAGGTGGCGATCATCATCGGCAGCCACTACAAACACAGTCTCGGGGTACAGCTTGCGCCATGATGCCATCACCGGAAGGATGTTTCCGGCATCAAAGCACACCACCGTTGGCCATCCGGTGGCCTGGTGCGCGCTGGCAGCGGTTGCGTAGCCCTCGGCAAACAGAACCGGAAGATCGGGCGCCATGTCGCCCATCAAGTGGAAGTGACCTTCCTTGACAGTACCAGTACCGAACACCTTGCTGCCGTCGGCAGCGATCCATTGCAGGCCGTGCAACTTATCGGCTAGATCCACCAGAGGCACCACCACAGAGCCACGCATAAACCGAACGCCGTACGCGCCTACCTGTTTTCGCTCCAGATATTCACTCGCGCCCTCAGTCCGTGATCGCGCCCAAAGCTTCTCGGCCTTATCGACCGCCTCGGCGGCCAGGACCTTGCGATCCTCTTCTGCAGCCTTCTCTATTGCCCGTTGCTTCTCTTGCCAGGCCAACTTTTCTGCCGGCGACCATTCGACCTGTGTCGGTTCGATCGTCCACCATTGGTCTCGGATGCCGTAAATGCCGACGATGAAGACGCGCCCGCTCTTTGGACTGCTCCATTCATGCAGCACGGCCCAAGCGTTCTTCTTGTTTGGCCGGCGTGCATCGCCAGCCCATGTGATCTTTTTGCCGTCGGTGGTCAGATTGCCCGGGGTTTCCATGCCCCGCTCGCGCATCTGGTTTAGGACGTCTTCAATTGAGGTTGCCAAATGCCCCCCCCCTGCGCACGTTACGTGCAAGGCGGCACCACACCACCTGGTTGTACTTCATGACCAAACCCTCATCAAATTTGATAGTGGAACGGAGCTAAGCTGTGCGCCGGCGCGCTCGTACAGCGCCACCGGACGCTTGGCGTCGGGGATGCGAACAGTGCCTGTCATTCGGACTTCACCGGCATCGATGGCACGATGCAAGGTGACGCCGGCAGCGCCCATGGGCCAGCCCAGCGAAGCAACAACGTCGCGCATGGTGAACTCGTTACGTGCGGCCATCCAGCCGGCCAACTCGGCCCGCTTGGCGCCGATCGGGCGCCCCCTCGATTGACGACTGTGGTCATCCATCAGGCGACTGCTCTGATGCCGCCCCGAGCCTGAATGTGATCGAGCGCCTTCATGGCGCGCTCCATCGTGTTGGCTGCGTGACTGATGACCTCGACCAGCTTGACAGCCTCATCATCCGGCGCCTTTCGGTCAGGGCGAGCATGCAGCGTCTCATCGCAGGCATACAACAACGGGTCGTAGCACTCGCAAAACTCCATCAAGCGGATGACCTGCCCAAACGTGAGCCGCTGATCCCCAACAGGGCTGCAGCATTCCTTCAGCCGGGCATATGCGCTCTCTGGCTTCATGTCAGGAAACATGTGCGCGGCAACCAATTTGAACTGCTTGCCACTCTCGCCGATCGCGGTTGCGATTGCGTCAAATTCATCGTCGAAAAAGAGCTTCATATGACATCCATCGAAGGTCCCCTAAAAATTAGGGGTGTGTAGGGGAGACGAAAAAGGACAAAAAAAACACACTTGATGCATGGACACAAACCAAACGCATCTTGACAAGCTGAGCGCCCCAGCCAGAGGACAATGGAGTTCTCACACAACCAAGTCCACTGAAAGGGGCGCTCAAAATGGAAACACCATCAGTCGCAAACGAACTCAACGACCCAGGCGCTGGCGTGAGATATCGGGTGATGGCATACCGAGCCCTGACAAGACAGGAGCTCTTGCATTCTGTGGCGCTGTATTTGCGCCAAGTGAAAGGGAAAAAGCCGAAGCGCGGAACTGTGGTGACCATCATTTCAATCATTGGGTTCGACGGCACATAGCCGCAGCGTTGCGAAACTGCTCGCCCAAGTGGTCGGCCACCGCAGCGCTTATCCACAGGGTTGCAGAGCGCCTGCCTTCAAATACCGTGAACGAGAGTTGGTCCGACCCAGCATCAACGCCAAACGCACATAGCAGCTGCTTGCCGATCCGGTTTTTTGATGCCTTCCTTATTCTTCGAGCGCTCACCATCTCAAACCCCCTGCCCGGCGGATTGATCGGCGCCAGGTGTTGGGCTGGAGCTGAGAATTCCTACCCGCAAGTAGTCCCAGTCAACATCGGGACGCAAATCGTCGGGCTTGACGGCCCCGTGTGACTCAATCCCAACCCGGATACAAAGGCCCTCGCTGATTTTTTGACCAACCGAAGCCGCTTTGCGCAAGTAACCAACCGTGGTGCCACAGCGCTCAGCAAATATCTCTCGGTCTGCGGTGGGCAGACTATTGAGGTAAGCGCGTAATTTATCCATGAGCCGGAATATACCCCAAGGTACAGCGTTAAACAATACCCCAAGGGCGTTTACCTTTGGGTATTTGCAAAAGAAAATTGCAAAAATGCCGGACTACACCAATCCCCAGTTGCTGCTCATGAGGTTGCGCGACGACTTCTGCAACAAGAAAGCCGCCGAACTTGCCAGAAAAATAGGGAAAGACCCCACCTATGTGAGTCGACTTTTCTATCCTATAGGCAAGAAAGGCGGCAAAGGTGTAGGGCTCGAAATCATGCAGGCGTGCTCAAAGGCGTTTGAGCTTGCTCCAGGATTTTGGGAGGGTGCGGCCGAACTCCCGCCAAGTTACAAGATAAAGCCGGACGATCACCCAACAGGGGTGAGCCTAGCAAAGGCGGTCGATGTCATCACACTGCCAAAGAGAAAACCAGATAAATGGACAATGGAGGCGCTAGAAATATTTTTACGTCTGACCGACGCCCAGCGTGGCGCCTGTGTCGTGTTACTCCGAGCTTATGAGGCAGCCATCGGCCCACCCCGTTTCGGCCAAGATCTACCAATGGCCGTTAAAAAAGAGGGGGCTGCGTGAGTCTCAAAAACAAAATAACCACGCGCAACAACAATTAGATTTCGCTGAAGACTATCCACAGTAGGCGGTGACTGTGGCGGCCGCCAGTACACTCAAAATTTGCAGGGAGAGACTTATGGCTTTAATCAATTGTCACGAATGCGGAAAACCAGTCAGCACCGAAGCCAAGAAGTGCCCGGCGTGCGGCGCAACAGTGAAACTGCCAAAGAAACCAACATCAAAAATGACATGGGCAGTTGCCGGGCTCTTGGGGTTTGGTATTGTCATGGCGACCATAAACCATACACCCGAGGCATCAACCACCAGCAAAGGTGCTGCGGCGCTGACGCCAGCACAAGCGGCGCAAGAAAAGGTAAAGAAAGACAAGGCATCGCTGACGCTTGGGTTGGCGTTGATGGGAGCCAAAACATTAAAGCAAAGCTCGAAAGACCCGCAGACCTTTGAATTCACTGAGATCGTGGCGCACCCCAATTCAACAGTATGTTTTGAATACCGGGCAAAGAACAGCTTCAATGCCATGCTCAAGGGCAGCGCGGTGTTGGCCAACGGAAAACTACTCGTTCAGGAATCAGCAGGCAATGCCTTTGTGACTGCTTGGAACAAAAACTGCACACCCGCAGGTGGTGAAGATGTCGTGTCACTTATCACGCGCGCAATGGAGTCCTGATAAAGCGCCAGCGCCATGCTGGTGTTCACACTGATGCAAATAAGTTACCCCAAGGTATTGACGTAAATAAATACCCTAGGGTATATTCACCTCATCCCGGCACATTCAGCCGGTTTGGAGTGAAAAATGCAGATACCCACACAGCGCAAACCAAAGGCGCTCACCCTGACGGCAGATTCGAAGCTGCCCTACCCAACCCTAAGCACAGCAGAAGACCGCTTTGAAGACAAGATCAAGTTCTGGCTGGCACACTGGTTCCGCGAACAAAGGCAATATGAGATAGTTCATAAAGCACTGTTAAAGCGCGCAACAAACTATCGTTTGCCCGAACAGGAGCAAGACGCGTTCTGGCAGGCAATTCACCAAAGTCGGCGTGCCGCCAACGAAACGCTCAATAACTTGAAAATTTCTGGTGGTCTGCTGTTCGCGTGGGCTGGCTCCTCGGTGCTTGCACAAGGCGGTGCAGCATGAGGCCGATCCAATCAAGTCACGATCAGGTAAGCGGCGATCCGCTTGAGTCGGTTCGAGTAGGCGGTCCAGTTGGCGTCGGAGGCCGTGGGCACACAGCCGTCGTTGTAGAAATATATGCGCTCGGCTGCGGGATCACCCTTGTAGGACAGCGCCTCGATCTGCCGTGCACTGAGCCCGCGTTTGAACTTGAATCGAACGGGAAGGTCTTCGTATTTGACCCACTCGGAGCTCGTCATGCCCACGGGTTTGTAACTTCGGTTAAGGGCCACATACGAACCGTCTTCGAGTTTTTGCAGGCAGTAGATCATGAAAGTGTGCCGAAAGTCAGCAACGCGCTCTGTCATGGTAATTCTTCCTTAAAGACTGTCATTCTCTACCTGCCGCAAGGATATGGCAAAAGCCTGATGGCCCACGCCATTGCGGCTGAGTTGGGATGCAATTCGGTGGTTGATGATTGGTCGGCCGGTGCGCAAATCACACCAGGAGCCCTTCATCTGACCAATGATGATGTTTTACGTTTGTGGCAGGGCGGTGCAGCATGAAGGCCGCCCACTGCTGCAGCCACAAC